TGTTGCATCTCTTGTGCCTGTTGTTGTTCAGCCTGTAATTGTTCTTCAGACTTAATTAAGCCTTCGGTGTCAATTCCATGACTGTTCGCCATACGTTGGATTAAATCTCCAATGTTTAGCATTGACACGGCTTGCGGATTAATCTGGGCAAGCTGTGCAATTTCTGCGGTGAACTCCCTAAGTTTTTCTAGGTCATTCCCTCTACCAAGTGCTTCAACACCTGTTATGATAGTGGGCTTCACCGTACCTTTTGGTAAGTTAGGTATCTCACCTTTCTTACTCATTCGTTGCATAAGCAATCTTACAATAGGTAATTGTAATTCTTGTGACAACAAACTGTAGACTCCACCAAGGGCAGTTTCTAGTTCATTTGCCATGTATCTGATTTCAGTACTTGTCACTCTTTCCGCATCACGTTGTACGGCTGCATTCAATAGAAATGCAAAGGACAAACGCTGTTCAAATTTTCCAATAGCTGACTCTACTACACCTAAGTCATAATGCTTTTGTGCTTGTAGTACATCAACATCACCTGCTTGGCCTGTAATGATATCACCATTACGAGTCATTGCTAAGTCACGTTTCTTTGTGCTTGAATTTGGTTTTACAAGGAACACAACTTTAGAACTTGCCGCAGCTCCTTCAACTAAACTTCTTGATAATCCTTCTAAAGATTTAAGGTCACCGATATATTGCTCAACATATGACCTGCCGTAATCCTCATTATCCACGGATATCATTCTCAACGGTAGGTAAGGAAAAGTTTCTTGTGTAAATTTACCAATGCTTGATGGTATTTTTATACCTTTTAATTCTTGACATACATAAAAACCATTATCTGGTAATTTATAAATATGAGTATATACATCACAATCATCTGTTGATTTTATATCTTCAGAAGACATATGAGCATAAGCAATTTCTTGTGCTTCGTCTGGTAGTGCTTTTAGAGAAATACTTTCTTTAATAACAATTTCCAGGATTTCACCACCGTCATCACGCTTGATAACATATTGTTCTAAAGGGTAGACTTTCATCTTACCTTTTTTAGGAAGGTGCAATAAGACATTACCACCTATAAGCAAATGTTTTAGGGCTTCAAATACAGGTACTCGCATCGCATCTGTTTCAATCCTACCCATGACTTCACGTTCAATTTTACTTAGTACTTTTTCAATTTGTGTTTTAACTTCGGGATTGTTTTCAGCTTCGGCTTTAGCTTTGCCATCGACTGCTAATCTAAAGAACGGTTGGTTTGGGGGAAAGAGTAATAGTAAAAGTTTACTTGCAAGGTTGTTAACACCTCGACTGCCTACACTTTGGTAAGGCGTATATAAATCACTAGTCGCTTCAAAGCCACTGGCTACTATTACATGGGGAATGGTTAGTTCAGAACAATCTCTACCTCTATCAAGATAGTGTTCACGAAATTGAGACATAGCCTCATATCGTCCTTCGGCACTATCATTTATAGCGATATTTGAATAATCCATTTATAAACCTTAAACAGTTGGGATGGATACACTGCTTGCAGAACCTGCCGTATTGACATCAGTCTGGAGCATATTTGTACCTGTCTTTTTCTTTTTCTTTGCAGCTACTTCCGCATCATTCTCACCCGCAATTTCCAATTCTGGTGCTTGCTCATCTGGTGATTGAACACTAGATACTGGTGGTGGTGCTACTGGTTGTGGTGCAGGTCTGCTTCCGCCTAAACACATATTGCTTCTCCTTCTATTTGTAATTGTTAATATTCTATTTACCATTAGGTAATCATTAGGTCATTCGTCTTGTTGTAATTATCATCAACAATACTTAGCCCGCTAGATTGGATGATAGTTCCGCCCCCAGTATTGCCATCGCCACCAGAATCATTATTGTTTTGATTAGATACTTGTGGTGTCGGTTCGGGTTTAGGGTCATAGATATTGCCGTTATAATATTTTGAGGAATCATACTGACGATGAGTTGGTGGTGGTGAACTGCTTCCGCCCATGCACATAATCAACTCCTTTTGTTTAGTATGTTTTCGTCACCTCTAGCTTTTAAAAGTAATAGAAAATCAACAACACTTCGTTGTCCTGCTTTAAACCATACTTCTCTATCAGAATCTTTTAGACTCGCAGGTTCACTTGGATACACTTCGCTTAGTTTTTCTAGTAACTCTTCTACAGTTATTGGTAATTCATCCATTTTTAATTCTTTCTAATAAGGGAAGTAATAAGGCTCTCTACCAAAGAGAGCCAGTTGTTGAACCCTTGCTATATTCAGTAGCACGGTTCTCAAAGAAGTTTGTATGTTCAACTCCATTCAAGACCCAATCCAACCAAGGCAAAGGGTTATCTTTTATTTTATAGTTAGGCTTGAGGCCAAGTTGTAACAATCTCCTGTCAGCAATATGACGGATGTACATCTTAACTTCATCGGCAGACAAACCTTGTATACCACCCTGCTCAAAAGCAAGGTCAATAAATTTATCTTCCAAGTCAACCATGTCTCTACAGATTTGATAAAGTGTACCTTTAAAATCATCTGTCCATATGTGTTTGTTTTCATCAACAAGAGTATGGAAAAGCCTAATCATGTTTTCAACATGGTGGCTTTCATCTCGTATTGACCAAGTAACAATCTGACACATACCTTTCATTTTACCAAACCTTTGGAAGTTCAGCAACATAATGAACGAGGCAAACAATTGTAGCCCTTCACCAAATGCTGAGAACACTGCTAAGTCTCTAGCTTTAGATTCAATACTGTCACCACGTTCTTCAAACAAATAATTATGTTTGTCAGCCATCGCTTGGTAATCCTGGAATGCTTGATATTCTGAATCGGGCAAACCAATAGTATCATTAAGCAATGAATAAGAATGAGCATGGTTAGCTTCACTGGCTGCAAAGGCAGACAACATCATTCTTACTTCGGGTGGTTTAAACATTGGAATGTATTTATCTAGATACGCTTGAGCAATATCTACATCACCTTGAGTAAAGAATTTTAAAATTTGTGTTACCAAATTCTTTTCTTCATTCGTTAAGCGGGAGTTCCAATCTTTAACATCTTCCATCATTGGCACTTCACTGGGTAACCAATGCATTTTCTGTTGAGTATCGTAAGCTTCAAAAGCCCACGGAAATTCAAAAGGCTTATAGTGAGTTCGTTCTTTTTGTAGTGGCATTTTTTTATCCTTCACACATTATGCAGTCTGACTCTCCAACGTAGTCATCACGCTTTTTTCGTTCTATTTTATTTGATATTATTTCGGCTCTTCGTATGGCCTCTGACCTACAGTAGTAAAGCGTCTTGACTTTCTTTCTCCACGCTTTCATGTGCAGGTCATGTAGTTCTCGAATGTCTACATCCGCAGGTACAAAGATATTTAAACTTTGACTTTGACAAATGTAAACTTGTCGTTGAGCTGCTTTTTCCACTAACCAATTCTGGTCTATTTCAATAGCAGTAGAGAAGACTTCTTTATCCCAATCTTCTAGTTCTTCTAGGTGTAATACAGAACCACGTTTAGTAATAATACTTTGCCAAACTTTGTCTGTATCCAAACCTAATTCTTTTAAACGCTTTTGTAGAAATTTATTTTTCATTAAAAACGAACCGCTCATAGTTTTATGAACATATGCATTTGCTCTATATGGTTCAACGGATGGGCTAGTACCACCACATATAATAGAACTAGTAGCATTAGGGGCGATAGCAATTACGTTAGCAAACCTAAGTCCAGTGCCAACCATGTCTGGTGCTTCACCTCTTTCTTTACCAAGAACAACATTAGTTTCCATAGCTTGTGTATGTATATGTCTAAAGATAACATTGTTTCTTGATGCACCTAATGCACTAGCAAAAGGAATGTTCTTGGATTGTAAATAAGAATGGTATCCCATTGCACCAAGACCAATACTTCTTTCTCTCATTGCTGAGTACTTTGCTTTTGCTAAAGCTTCGGGAGCATTATCAATAAAGAACTGCAACACATTATCTAAAAATCTAATAACATCGGGAATAAACATTTTGTCTTTTTCCCAATCATCAAACTTCTCAATGTTAACAGAAGATAAACAACACACCGCAGTTCTGTCTTCGCTTGTTGGCAAAGTTATTTCAGTACATAAATTTGATTGGTGTATTTTTAAACCCAAAGTTCTTTGACTCTGTGGTAGGCCTTCGTTAACCGTGTCTGAAAAGAAGATATACGGTTCGCCTGTTGCCACCCGTGTTTCCAAAATCTTTTGCCATAGCTGTCTTGCGGAGACAGTAGAAACAACAGACCCACTATGAGGGTCAACAAGTTCCCAACTATCATCTGCGTTCCTATCATTAGAACACTTATCAATGATGTGCATAAACTCATCACTAATATTAATCCCGTGATGAAGATTGAGACACTTTCGGTGAATATCACCACCACTGGGTTTACGAATTTCCAGAAACTCTTCAATCTCTGGATGACTGATGTCTTGATATACTGCATAACTTCCTCTCCTTGTTTTACCTTGTGAAAATGCAAGCATCTCTGAATCAACGATGTGCATAAATGGAATTGAACCAGACGATTGTGAACCACCAGATGTGGCCTCACCGTCTGAACGAATGTGACCCCAATAGCCACCAATGCCACCGCCTACTGAAGCAAGCCAAGCATTTTCTGTGAAGTGATTAGTTAAACCTTCACGACTATCGGGAACGTAATTTAAAAAACAACTAATCGGCATACCTTTTTTTGTACCACCGTTTGTTAAGACGGGTGTTGCAAACATAAACCAAAGTTGTGAGGCGTAATCATAAATACGTTGTGCCATCTCTGGTGTATCTGAAAAGGTACGGGCAACACGGGCAAAGGCATCTTGTGGTGACCCCTCATCGGGCAAGAGATATCTATCCCTTAACACTTTCATACCTTGTTCTGTAATTAATTCATCACGACTGTAGTCAATCTCAATGAAGTATTCTAATTTGTCGTGACTCATCCTTTGTATCCCTTCTCTATTTGTTTTTCTAAATTAGCTAATGCTCTCCATGCAACTTGCCCCCAATCTTCATCAAGGATATGTCGCATCATTGCATCAAGTTCATCACCAGATTTACTTCTATCCCAATGCAAAGTCTCTGGTGTCTGTCCATGTTGTAAGCCACCTTTAAGAGATACCTTGGCAACACAAGCAAGAGCATTAGGAAAATATTTTATAACACCAGTGTAAACAGGTATTGCTTTTCTTTCGGCTGCATCGTCTGGTAATGCTTTTATAAAATCAAAAGTAGGTTCTTCTATATCTGCCATAGTTTCACCTCACCTGTCTTCTTATCATATTCACCGTG